GGATTGGCCGGAGGTAACGGAGTGGCGATTCTTCGAACCGAGCGACGGAAAATTGAGCGACCGTTTCCCGCTCAACCCGAAATGGATGCCGGAACGATTCTTGGCAGCGGGTATTGCAGTCTGAATGATGAGTAAGGGGGTATCATGGCTTGCCATGCAAAACATACGGTGTATCAGCCGAAGGACGAGGATTGGAAGTGCCCGAAGTGCGGGGCCAACAACGAGCACTTTACGATCATTGATCCCACTCCAGAGGCTGACGACGATTGCGTCCTTCTTCACGCTACCGACGAGTGCGAATGTACAGCATGCGGATATGGAGGCCCCGGCGTCTCCGTGGCGCGAGCCCTGATGAAGAAGGAGAATCTGGTTCCGTGTCCTCATTGCAAGGGACGAGGGGTTGTTCAGAAGTGATGGAAAGTAAGGAGGCCGTAAATGAAACGAACCTGCTGCTTCGTTGACTGCCCGAAGGACGCGGAATATGAAATCCACGACCAGGGGGAACGCCGGCCCGGTGTGGGGGCAACCGACTCATGTAAGGATCACGTCGGCGACCTTATTGGGAGCGTGATCCCGACGAAACCGACGGGACCGTGGATCGTGGTAGTCGTTGACAAGCCCGTAAAGATGGACGACCCGAAGCAGTCGTGAGCGTGAGCGGTCATTTGTCCGAGGGAGTTAGATCCCAACCTCAGATCGGATGGTATCTCGCCCCGCACTACGACCGCTAACAATCTGAGAAAACTGAACATCTGCTGGTACCAGCAGAAGGAACCGTATGCCGACGCGACCAACAAGACGTAATGATCCTGCTTTGATACGCCCGGAGCGCAAGAATAAAGTGTTGCGCCCTTGCGACCAGCAGGAAAAAGATGCTGCCAGGATTATTCAAGGGCGACGGACAAGGGGTAGCGGTTGCGGGAAAGACAAAGGAGATTTTAAGAACAACTTCCTGCAAGGGGAAGCAAAGACGACAGGCAAAGCATCCATTCGCGTATCAATGGAGGTGTTGTGCAAACTCTGCCGCGAGGCGCACAGTGAGGGGCGGATACCCCTCTTCGTTCTCGGGTTCGACAAGATGCCTCGGGGATTCTCTTCCGATTGGTTTGCACTCCCCGCGAATGTTTTCGACGCGGTGTGCGAAGTGTTGAGTGCTGTCAGATTCAGTAAGTTCGAGGAGGCACAGAGATGGCTGGCGAGATTGAAATAGCACAGTGGCCGGAGTTGTTGAGTGAGTTGACGGCGCGGGTTCGGTTGGACAAGGCTATTGTCCTTTACTCCGAAGCGACGCCTCCGATATTTTCGTTGGACAACATTACTGTTTTCCGCGCCTCCGCCATCCCGTCAATGTGCCCGGTGGAGAGTGCCTTCCTCGTCAAACTCATAAAAGAGAAAAAAGAAGACCAGGTTCGCCAATGGATGCGGGGGCGTGAATTGACGGGGAACATCGTCCAGATTGTAGACACGGGTACGGTCATCCATGAGCAGTTGAAGTATTACGCGGGGCTCGTAGGGCTGGTGAGGGAAGGTCAATGGCGGTGCTCCGCTTGCGGTTTCTTCACTCACAAGAAAGTTGCCATGCCGCTGGTGGCTGTGTCCGATTCCCTCTCTGGTCTGGATCACAGTTATCCTGCCCCGTGTCCCCGTTGCAAGGGAGCCAACCTGGGAGCCTACCCGCCGTGGCGGTATGTAGAACCAGACCTGATTGAAAAGGTGACGGGGGTGCCAAAGCAGTTCAAGATCCAGGGGCATACGGACGGTTTGTGGAACGTGCGGATTCACCTGAACAAAGAGTGGACTTGGTTGAAGATTCTGGTGGACTACAAGACGATGAACCACAACCGGTTCGAGGGGAAGTATGGCAGCGAACTTCCGTCGAAGGAACACCTTCCCCAGTTGCAAACATATTTGAACCTGGCGGACGTTGAGGTGGGCCTGCTGCTGTATTACTGCAAGGATAACTCGGAGCACAAATACTGCTGGGTGCGTCGAGACCGCACCGGGTGGGCTGCGACGGTTGCCAAGGTCAACTGGGCGCGCAAAGGGGACATGGCGGACAAGGCCAAGTATCGGGTTTGTCCGAACATCGGGCATCCCCGTTCCCGCAAGTGTGTCTTTCAACAAGCGTGCTGGGGACAGAAGGCTCCTGAAAATGTTATGGCCTGAAAAGAGTAGAATATAAGGAGGTGGGTTGTGCTCAAGGTGAGTTCGTTGTACTCAAACAGCGACGTGCAGAACATGGACAGGAAGGTGATGGAGAAGCGTATCCACGAATTCGTGGACTCCATCCAGACCAGTTACTTCAACCTGGGTGCGCTCCTGCTGCGGGTCAGGGAGGAGGGCTTGTTTGTCTCCTGGGAGGGGACGGAATACGAGACCTTCGAGGGTTGGTGCGAGGAGGTGTTGAAGTTCCATATCCGCAAGGCCCAGCACCTCATCACGATCTACAAGGGCGTCACCGACCTCAACCCTCCTGGGATGGTCATGCGCCGTCTGCTCAACCTGGGTTGGGTCAAGGTGGGCCAGATCCTTCGCGTGGCAACGACGCTGCCGCAGTTGCTCAAATGGATCAAGATAGCCGAAGGCTTGAGCCTGCGGGAGTTGCAGGGCAAGGTCAACTTCGAGTTGGCCCAGAGCGGGGATACCCCGGACGAGGAAGCCATTGCGACCGCCGATGCCAGCGTGTTGCGCCGGTTCCGGTTGACAGAGGCGCAGAACGAGCACCTCGACAAGGCCCTCGATATTCTCTCCAAGCGGTTCCCTTCCCAAGCGGACGGCGAGCGGTTGGACATGATGGTGATGGCATTCATGTCTTCACACGTTCGGGACGATGAGGGAGGGTTGGCGGTTGAACTCGGCTACCTCATTAGCGGGTTGGAGAAAGCCTACGGCGTGAAACTGAAGGTGGGTCAGATGACCGCAGCGCCGGACAAGGGCACGAAGAAACTGAAGAAGGCGGCCGGGTAGCATGACTACGGACGAGTTCAACAATCTGTTGCGTGTTACCCGCAATGGAGGCCGTGCGGTCATCGGCGGGGACGCTTCAAGGCTGCAAGACCTTCTACGCAAGATGGTCGCCGGTTTCTTGCGTAAGAAGTGCCATAGGGCGGAGCCGTCCCAGGTGGATGATTTAGTCGCCATGCTTTTCGTGCGCCTGCTGAAAATGAAAACTATCCCCGAAGGGTACACCTGGAACTCCTGGTTCTGGTACTCGATGAAGTCCACCTGGGCGGATTATTGCCGGCAGCAGTATGCCTGCGAGCAACCTTTGGACGACGAGGCTCTCGCGGTCTTGGAGCGAAAGAATTACGCCTTGCCTATTCCCGTCGAGGTGAACGCGCGGCTGCTGGAGAACAACCTGGCTGACTTCCTGCGTACAAAGGTAATGCAAGAGGCCCCACCGGCAGGGGCACCCCGGAGCGTGTGGACGTGGGCGGTAACTTTGTTGATAACCCACGGCATGATTCAGAACGAAAAGAACGCCGCCATACGCTCCGGGCTATCGGAAGAGGTCTGCCGAAAGTTGATCCTGCAAGCGGTCGTCAAAACCCGCTTGGTGTTTGAGGGCTTGTATGGACGTGGGGACCGTTACGCCGTCCAAGAGTGCGCCGAAGCGAACTCGCTTGCCGAAAAGGTTTTCTAATCGGCAGCAGGAACGCGAAGTGCTCTTGTTCCAGGTCATGCTGACAAGCGGCACGGAGGGAGATTCCGTGCCGTTCTTGCTGGCTCAATTTCCCTTGGAGCGGACGTTCGCCCTGCTGCGGAGGTTGTCGGGCTTGACGGTGCGACTCCCCGACGACCTGGACGCCTTGGCCGACGTCTTCACTCCCAAAGAACAGGTGAGGCTAACTGCTGGTACCAGCAGATGTCTGCGGTTCCCTCGCTTCAAGGATGTCTTGGGCATCGCGGATAAGGTGCGGTGCTACCTGCTCTGCCGGAAGTTTCGAGACTGCCATGAGGTTGCGGACCAACTGGGCTGGACGGAGGACGAGGTGAAGCGGGTAGACGACACCTTGTCAAAGAGGTTTCGCGGTGTGAGAGGTTTGGCATGGTAACGAAAGCAAAAGTTAAAACGCCGGCGAGGCGTCCCGCCAAGCCGTTGAAAACGACTGAGGATGTGGAAGATGTTCTCGACCTATTTCAGACGTCGCAGAACGACGACGCTACGACGTTGCATTGGTTTCGCTCCAACTCGGACATCGCCAAACTCGTTATGGCATGGAGGAAGGTCAACGTAAAACAAATAGAATCGAAGGAACCGTTGCCTTCAAGGTTGGCGGATCAATGGAGTTGGCTCTGGCGTCATTACTCTTTCTCCCTTTCAGATTGGTTGAGCCTCGTTGGAATTCAAGACCTGCGGTATGGGGTGCGCCTGATTACGCGAGTCATTCGATTGCGCCTGGTGTTCCCCGACAATACTTATCCGGGCTGGCTCGACCGATACATAACCATTTCGGCGATCTACGAAACTGATAGGAAGACTCCGAAGGCCCAGCGAGTCGGAAAGGAACCGGAGGAGGATGACAAGAAAAAGACGATGCCTGTAGAGTTGGGCGAGGAAGAGGAAACCGAAGAGGCTGAAACGGAGTAGGTGACAGATGACAGATTCCAGAACAGTTCAATGCCAGGTGTGCGGACGACAGTTGGTGCGGATCACTCAATCGCACTTGAACCTTTGCTCCCCTGGTTTGTCGTTGGAGGAGTATCGTCAAATCATGGGGCCGACTTCCCCGGACGGTGTGCACACCGCCTTGGTTGCCCAGCAGGCGGGGCCCATCGCCGCCAAGGTGGTCGAGTACATTTCGACGGACAAGGAACTGCTGCAAGACATCGCCACGCGCGTCGGTCAGCATTTGTTCTCCGACAGCGCAAGAGGCAAGGTGCTTGGTACCGCCATGATGCTCCTGGCGGAACGCAGCGGGTCTTACCAGAAGATGATGGAGCGCCTGAACTCCCTCGATTCAGAACTCTTCCAGAAACATCGCGTCGAAGCCGGCGGTCCGGATGGGGCGCCGACGGACACCCTCACCTTGATCCAGTTGGCAAAGTACGCCAACTCGAAGGTGAAGGATGCGGAGGATACGCTGCTCCGTCTGCTGAAGGCAGCCATCGACGACCGCAAGACGCACGGAGTCAACTTGAACCTGCAACAGAATTTCACAGGGCAGCACGAACGGATCATCGTGCCTGCTACGCTGGACTCCAAACAACGGGAGGCGTTGCGAAGGTTGGGTTCCCGATTGGTGCACGAACCGACGACGATTCGCGCCCTGATTGAAAAAGCGAAAGAGGACGACGATGACGAAGCCCGTCAAGATACAAGTGACGAGACCCTGGAAGAGTGACCAACCCCTCGGCCTTGACGAGAATGCGTTGGGCACGGTGATGGAGTCGCTGGACAAGGGCGACCTGGACCTCTTCCAGAAACTCAATCCGGTGGAGCGCGAGTTCGTTCTTCGTATGGTCGAGTCGTTGGACAAGGGGGACAAGTCCGTATTGGAGGCCCTCTATGCCCACGACTATGACCGCATCCCCGTCGAGCCCGACGTCTTTTTCTCCGCGACGGATTACATGGGGCACATCGGGCGGGACATTTACAAAGCCTGGTGGGGGCACCTGCTGAAGTGCGCCGATCCTACGAACGGAATTTACGAAGTCATCTTGACCGGACCCATCGGCAACGGCAAGACCTTCGTAGCCATGTTGCTTATGGTCTACAAAATTTATCGCCTGTCGTGCCTGAAAGATCCAGCGAGGCATTTCGGGCTGGCGAAGAAGTCCCAGATTGTCTTCGGCGTGTATTCTCTGACGTTGCAGCACGCGGAGGACGTCGGCTTCTACAAACTCCGCGATCAGTTCATCGACGAGTCGCCTTACTTCCGCGAGGTCTTCCCCAGGCGGCCCGTTGGAACGGACACGATTGAATGGCCCCAGAAGTCGTTGAAAGTGATGACAGGCTCAAGTTCGCTTCACGCCATCGGAAAGGACTTGTTCGCCATCACAATCGACGAAATCAACTTTATGGCAAAGGGCAAGGCGACGGCGAAGAAGGCGCATGACCTCGCCAATGCAACCTCACGTCGTCTTGAGTCACGTTTCTCGTCGGGCATGGGCGCGAGGGACGTCCCTGGAATCTGCGTCTTCATTTCATCGAAGAAGGCAGAGACGGACTATCTGGATCAGCGGATCAAGAAGGTGAAGGGCTTGCCGGGGGTGCATATCGTGGACGGCCCCGCCTGGGAGTTCCTCGCCGGCGACAAGATCAACTACTGCGGCAGGGTGTTCCGCGTCTTGCTCGGGGATGCAACCCATGACCCCCAGATCCTCGACGATGTGACTATGGACCAGTCGGGGGTCAACGTCCAACCGAACCTCTCCCAGTACGAGGAAGCCCGGTTGGAGGGGAAGGTCATCGACGTGCCGGTGGAGCACTACAAGGCGTTCCGCGAGGACATCATCGGGGCCATTCGAGACGTTGCTGGTATCTCCACTTCCGCGACGTTCAACTTCTTCCCTCGAAAGAAGATCGTTACGGACATGTTCCAAAGCAGCGAGGTGCTGCCTAAGTTCTTCCGTTCTGAAACGATCACCATGCCGATCCGCAGTCCCGTGAAACTCACGGAACTCTTCGACCTGGATCTGGCGTGCTCGGTGAGCATGTCGAGGCGGACCCCTTATAGGCATCCCTTCGCGCCGCGCTACGCGCACGTTGACCTTGCCCGGAACAAGGACGCGGTTGGCATCGTGGTTCTGCACCCCAGCGAGTTCATCGTCCAGAAAGGAGACGATGTGCAGGGCACGCATGAAATGTCCGTCGAGAAGACGCTGGAGGTGGACCTGGTGCTGCGGATCACCACGGACGACTCCGGCGAAGACATCGACTTTAACAAGATCGAGGAGTTCCTTATCTGGATGAAAAGGAACGGATTTTGGATGCGCCGGGTAACCTATGACTCATGGCAGTCCGCCGGCAGCATCCAAGCCCTCAAGACGTTCGGGATCGACGCGGGGGTGAGGTCGGTTGACAAGTCCGTTCTTCCGTATAGGATATTGAGTAGGGTAATGAGTGATCGGAAGATCACCTGTCCCAATCACGAGCACTTGAAGCAGGAACTCGGTGAGTTGCTTTACATTGCGGGAGCCGACAAAGTGGACCACCCTGAAGGCGGCAGTAAGGACTGTGCAGACGCCTTAGCAGCGGCGGCCTACGAATGCACCATCGACAAAATGACCCCCACCGATACGCCTCTGCAAGCCACGCCTTCGACCTCCTCGGACTATGATGCCTACCTGATCGACGTAGAACAGGCCAAAAAGGAAATGGAAGAACAACCCGTCCGGGTAGACAACCCGGAAAGGAGGAACCGTGTCCGATCTGTATGAGTATCTGAAACACCCGATTCCGACCCTCCTGGGGTTGTTCAACCTGCACCGGATCACGCCGGGACCGGTGCTGCCTGTTCCACCCAGAGGAGACAACCGCCTTTCGGTGCAGGTGGACAAAGGCAAGGACCCGTTCAAGAAACCGTCGCAGACGATTGCCGAGTCAATCAAGCGGCGGCAGCAGTTGAATCGGATTCAGAAGTACGCCATCTACGAGGAGATGGACCGCGACCCGTTGAACGACGAGATCCTGAATGCCTACGGTGAAGCGGCGACGGCGCTGAACTACGACCGGGGCGAAGTCTTCTGGGTCGCGTCGGCCAAGGAGGACATCGAAGACATCCTGACTGATATGTACGCGACCGTGGGCGCGCAAGAGCGGGCCTTCGCCATCGTTCGGACGATGTTGAAGCACGGCGACAACATGCTGGGATTGGAGTATACGGAAGGCTCGCACGGCATCGTCGCCTTGAGGCCCTACGATCCTTGGAAGGTTGCGCGGATCACGGACACCCTCGGCCGCTTGACCGGGTTCGCTCCGGCCGATCCGCGAGGCGATCCGCAAGACATCGACAAGGACGCGGTGCCTCCGTTTGACGTGCTGCACCTTCGGCTCCTGTCGAAAGACCAGGAGTCCGATTACGGCACCAGCATCTTCGACTCGGCTTGGGAGCGGTGGGAAGACCTGCAAAGCATGGAGGACCAGTTGGTCTTGCAGCGTCTCCTTCGCAGGCCCGATCGGTTGCTCATCCTGATGGACACGACGGGGATGAGTTTGCAGGAGGCGTTTGAACAGATCAAGATTTGGGAGACCTATATCTACAAGGAGGTTCACGTCAATGCCGGCGCGAAGGTCTACGAGTCGCGCGGCATCCCCATGACGGAGAACCGCGACCTCATCCTGCCGAAGGGACCGAACAATCAGACGGAGATCACGAACCTTCCCGCGACCAACGCCAATGACCTCTTCCGAGACATCGACATCGTATTCTCGCGGTACATCGGCACCCTTGGAATGCCGAAGGGATACTTCGGCGTCGAGGGAGGGGATTACAAGTCGGACATCTCCCTTGCGCGGCAAGATCCTCGTTTCGCCAAACGGTCCCAGCGGGCTCAGTTCTCTTTCCTGCACGGTATGGCTCGGATGGGAATGATCCACTTGGCGTTGAAGGGCCTGGAGCCGCTGCGGCCCGAGAACCGTTTCGAGATTCACGGGATGCCGATTTCAAACTACATGGAGATTGAATACAACGAACTGCTCCAAATGCGGTTCGACCTGGTGGACCGGATGGTGCGTACTGCGGACACGCTCGGCATCGACAAGACGAAGTGGGTGCGGTATGTCTTGACGAACGTCGCCAAGTTGCCCATCGAACTGATCGACAACTTGATGGTTCGTTCCGATACCGCCAAGGTGGATTCCGTCAAGGATGCCGAGACCGCTTCGATGTTGAAAGAAAACGAAGACCTGGTCAACGCCATGAACGAGGTGGAGCAGTCCATGAAGGCGTGCCGGGTTCATTCGGGACCGCAGCAGGGCATCACCGAAGAGACCATCCAGAAGTTCAAAGACGTCGATTCCAAGAAGGGCGTATCCGAAGACGTCTTCGACAAGAGCGACGGCCCCGGTGTGGTGCGGACGGAGTTGTGCGAGCGTGCGAAGAACCGCCTGGAGCGGTTGCAGGCAATGGCGTCGAGCGTCGGGTAACGTGAAGCACCGAGAACTCATTACTGAACTCGCTGCCGAAGCGAGGGCGCCGAAGAGGGAAACCGCCAGGCTCCTGCAAGTGCTGGCGGACATCCTGCAACGGAACCTTCTTGCCGGCAACGATGTGAACGTCCGAAACCTGGGAAGGTTTCAGCGGGGCATGGTTGCTCCTCGAGGACGGCTTCCAAACGGACGCGCCAACCGCCCCGCGAACGTCATCTACTTTCGCATGGCGCGATCCTTTAGAAACAAGATGAGGTCAACATGACCGAACAAGAAAAGGAACAGATCCAGAACGACGATACCCGCCGCCTTGTGCGGCGGAAATCTTTTTGTGCCAAGTCTCCGACAGGGCAGCATGAGTGGGTGCCTTCTGCCGGAGGATACGTGTGCAAGTTCTGTCAGGTGCTCACCGAGGAAGAAATTCTGGTGGATTGAAGGAGACGCCGATGGACCCTTTGACCGAATACTACAGGCGGAAGAATCCCGCGACCCGTCTCCGTGAGTCAGAGGAGCCTCTCCGCTTTCTCGTTCTGGACTTGGGCAACTGCGTAGAGCAGGCGCACCGCTTGGCGCAGGATGGGAATACCGTCTATTATCATGTGCCTTGGGAATCTTCTTTCCCCCAGATGGTTCGCTACGCCCCCGGTGAAGGCTTTGGCTTGAAGAAAGTCATGGACCCCTTCGCCGTTCTCGACGACGTGGACTACGTCATGTTCACGGACATCGGGCGTGGGCGAATGGCGGACTTCCTGCGGCGGGCGGGTTATCGCGTCTTCGGTGCAGGCATTGGGGAGATCCTTGAGTTCAATCGACTCAAGGCGAAGGAATACTTCAGGGATCTGGGAATCAAGTTCGCGGAGACGAAGATCCTGCAAGGCGTGGACGACGTGATCGCCTTCCTCAAGCGTGCACCCAAGAACGAGAAGTGGTACATCAAACTGAACGTCTTCCGGGGCGACATGGAGACGCTGGGCACCAGCGATTCCGACCAAGCGGAAATCGCCCTCGTTCAGTTGAAGGACAAGTTCGGCCCTCTTGCCAAGCGATTCGTGTTCGGCGCAGAGAAGGCGATGGAAGGCATCGAGCCGGGCTGGGATATGTTCTTCAACGGGCACGAGTTCTTGACGCCCTTTATGTTCGGCGCAGAGTTCAAGACGCACTACGTCTCCAAGTGGATGACGGACATCGAGGAGGTGGACTTCGCGGCCGACTTCATGCGGAAGATCACACCCCTTCTGCAAGAGTTCGACTATCGAGGCGCGTTCAGCACGGAGGGTATCTTTGACGGGGACGACTTCTACATGATCGACTTCACGTCGAGGTTCGGGCTGCCCTTGAGCGCCATCTACGCGGACCAGATGCAGAACTATACGGAGGTCATCACGGCCGTAGCCGATGGCAAGAACGTCTCACCGAAGATGCCGTACAAGTTCTCCTCGTTGATCGCCTTGCCGACGCGCAATCTGCACACCTGGATCGTCGTGGAATCCGACCCCTCCGTGCATGTGCGCTACTATTCGGCGGTGAAGGTGGGGGACAAGGTGTACTCCCTGCCGAGGATGGAAGCCAACGAGCCGGTGGTGTCCGTGATCTCCGGCGGCGATACGATGCAGGAAGCCATCGAGAAGGTCACCAAGGATTGTGAGAAGGTGAAGTTCTACGGCAAGTTGGACTTGGAGAACCTGGACGAGTTGGTGAAGGGCATTGTCGAGCCGTTCAAGACGATGGGTTACGGCGGCATCTTCGAGTAAACCCAATGAGGTAATCTGCTGGTACCAGCAGATTTGGTGCCATGATAGAACTCGACGGAATCTATTGGTTCGCCCGCAACGACAAGGGCATCTCCAGCATCCAAGAAACGTTCTCGAACCTCTTGGATGAAGTGGCCCTGCCCCGCTTGATCCGCGACTACGACACCTGGAGCCTGGATATGCACCTTTGCCTGCTGCGGGAAGGTAAAGCCTTCGGCTCCTCGAAAGCCCGGACCGGAACCAGGGACTCGATTTTGTTATCCCGGTTGAAATCAAGTCCCAATTATCAACGGAATCTTGAGACTCGACGCAGCCAGGGCAAGGATGCGTTCAATCGGTTGAAGGAGGAGGCGCGTATAGAACTGCACGGCCTGTTGCGGCGATACTGGGACGCAGAGATTTCGTTGGCGGACGTGCGCCGGGATTCGGCCGACTTCTTCCAGCACTTCTATACGAAGGTGTGGGAGGCGGGGCGCGGGGCAAGCGGGTTGGATCTCTACATGCCTGAAGCCTTGCCCACCCGCGCGGAGGCAGAGTGGCTGAAGTCTGCCATTCGGGAAGAGTTGACGTTCTGGCAGAGTTTTATGACCGAAGTGGAAAAGGGCGAGGCACAGTTCGCGGACGAAATGGACCCGATGGATCTAACCCTTCGACCGCCTGCGAGGAACTATACAGTCGAGGAACGCATTGATATGTACCTGGCGGGCTTGGAGGGAATCTACGAGAACGGGCGAGTTTCGGCAATGCCATCCAACCTTCTGTTCTATTGGTTCGGCCCCAAGCCAGGTGAGCGGGGAATCTGCAAAGGTTGCACCTACATCGTCGAGCGGCAGCCTTTCACGAAGGACACGCTGCCGGCGGTGCCGCGCACGGGTTCAACACCTTGCCTGATGAATTGCCGGCACAAGTTGGTTGTGCGGCAGGCATCGGCCAAGGAAGTAGCGAACCGGGAAGCGGCGTTGCCCTCAAGGGAGACGATGGTGAAGCAACTAAGCAGCCTGAAAGAGCATACACCAAAGTACAAGGTCAAGGGGAAGTTGGTCAACCCGTGGCAGAAAAAGTAGACAGGTTTTGCCCGATGCCTATTCACTTCTTCATTGACCCTGGCTTTCGCGCCTTGGCTATGGTGGTCTATGATACCCGCGAGGGTATTCAAGACTGCGGAGCCATCTTCGCCGACGCAGGGGAATACGCAGCGACGAAAAAGGTCGGTGGATCAAGCCGCGCCGATGCCCTCTTCATGGAGCACGCCGTAGACTTTTTGAACGCCTTTGCCAAGAAGTATCCCTGCACCAAAGTGTTTCTTGAACTGCCCCACGGTGGTCAGAACTTTCGTGCAGTGAAACTTCTCAGTCAAGTCAGCGGGGTAATCATTGGGTGGGCAAAGGCGCACGACAAGAAACTCGTTTACTACACCCCCGAACAGAACAAGCGCAACGCGACCGGTGACCTGCACGCCTCCAAGCAACTGATGTCTGTTGCTATCCGCAAAAGGATGCCTTCCCCATTCTGGCACAAACTATCCGACAAGGCCGCGGAGCACGTCTATGATGCTGCTGCCTTGATATTCACCGCCCGAAAAGAACACGACCTATAACCGCAAGCGATTGCACAGCAGAGAAGGAGGACAATATGCTCGGAGACAAAGAAAAGCAGACAATCGTTCGATCCATGCTTCCGGTTCTGCCGAAGGATGACCGGCCCGTCTATATCAAGTTCAAGGATCGGTGCTACGCCCAGGAGGTAGTTTCCAAGGCAATGATGGAATGCTTGGAGGAGATATTGACGCAGATTATCGACACCTCCAAGACGCCGCAGTCTATCCTCATGCGGATCGCGGCTTTTCAGAAAGACCCGGAGAACCGCGTGAAAATATGGACGGAAGCATTCCGTCGGGTACTGCTCAGGGAAAAGCAACTGCCGGAGGATATGGTTCAACAAAAACATAAAGGAAAATGCCTGGTGGTCAGGATTGAGGATATCAGCAGTCCCCGATAAAATTGCATCCGCTGAAAGGCATTTCCCTGATTCGTTTTTTAGGAGGTACTGCTGATGGGGACGAACCCGAAAGAGGCGGTGTTGCGAAAGGTGTTGGAGAAGGTTCTTCTCCGCCGCGCCCTTATCAAGGAATATGAGAAGGCGACGGATGCCCTTATCGCACAGTTGCAGGAGGGCATGGAGAAGGAAGGCTTTCTGATCCTCGAAGGCACGAACGGAGGCGGGGCGTCCTTTTCCGCCAGCACGTTCTTCAGGATGCCGTCATCTCCGCAGGAGGTCTTGAAGAACTTCGACGCGCGAACGATGGCGGCCATGCTCGCAGGGGCGACGGTCAACAAGGAGAAACAAGTCTTCTTGCAGCGGGCGTGGGAAGGTCGCGATTTCGGCAAAGTCTTCTCGACGGATCGTTCGATGAAGTTCGTCGTCAATCTGCCGCGTAGCGAGGAGCAGTTGAAGATGATGTCGAGTGCCATCAAGGCGGACGAAGCGGAGATGGACAAGAAGGTTGAAGAACTGCTGACGGCGTACCAGGGGGCGGAAAAGCAGGCACCGTTGCCGGACAACCCGAAGGTGGAGCAGGTGCTCAAGGAGGACGCGGCGAAGCAGGCGAAGAAGGTCAACAAGAAAAAGAAGTAAACGGCGCGTGAGCGTCGTTAGGCACAAGAGGCTGTTTCTTTTAGGAGTTCCAGTCATGGTGAAGAAACTCGCAGGCAAGGCCCCGGAGAGCACGGTCGAAGGTCTCGTCGAAGAACTGAAGGAGAAGGGCTTCTCGGCGATCCTCGTTCCCGCAGGGGAAGAGATTCACCTGCACGTCGGTGACGCTGACGAGGAAGAGGAGGAGGAAGAGGAAGAGGAGGAGGACGACGAGGAAGAGGAGGAAGAGGAAGAGGAGGAAGAGGAGGAGAAGGAAGACGAGGAGGAAGACGAGGACGAGGAAGAGGACGAGGAGGAAGAGGAGGACGAGGACGACGAGGAGGAGGACGAGGCCAAGCCGAAGAAGGGCAAGGTCAAGGCGGTGAAGGGCAAGAAGGACGAGTGGTCCGAGTATCACATCGACAACCTCGGACTCACGAAGCCGATCAAGGCCAAGTTGGAAGCCGCCGGGATCGAGTCCATCGGGGACGTCCAGAAGGGAATCAAACTCCTGAAGGGCTTCAAGAAAAAGACCATGTTGGCGGACGCGGAGATCGCCAAGATCCAGAAGGCCCTCGAAGATCTGGAGTAGTCCAACCTGATCGGCAACAGGAAGGGGCGGGGGCATGAGCCCTCGCCCCTTTTTTCATGTCTGTACATCCTGCTGGTACTTGATAATCTGCGTTACGACGTAATGCAAGTTCCTGATAATACGCTGGGTTGGATCTGCTGGTACCAGCAGACCAGGGTGGATTGCGCGTCTTCCGCTCGTTGCCCCTCCCCTACGCGCCCGCTTTTGGATCTGCTGGTACCAGCAGATTCCTTAGATAGGCGCGGATCGCTTATCTAAGGCGGCAGGGCTTTGATTGCCCTGCATAGAAGGCGTTAGCCGCCAGAGGGCTCGCCTTATAGCGGGGCCTTTTGCATTGAAGGCCCTCATAGTTTGCAGGCTTTCCGCAGAGCCCTGGCGTTTGACGGGCCCAAAAAAAGTGCGGAAAAGGGGGTGGAAATCCAGTATTCTCTGCGGATCTCGGTTGAGGCTTGCGACGATACTGATATGCTGCTTATCAGCATGATAGGTGTTTATCATGCAATCGAGTTTTAGGTTTGAAGGAGGGAGCCATGAAAACCGCGAAAGAAACGAAGGGGAAGAAGGGGACGAAGGAGCCGGTCGAGGTGCAGGTGCAGTCGGGCGTCAAGTTCATCAGCCCCGGTGAAATCGTCGTCGATCCGAACATCAGGGTGCGCGACGTGGACAGGAGGGACCCGAAGTTCAAGGAGCTGGTCGAGTCGATCAGGGTGCACGGCGTCCTCCAGCCCGTCATTCTCGCGGAGGACAAGAAGGGGAGGAAGGTGCTCGTCGCAGGGAACCACCGGCGCGAGGGGGCCGTCGTTGCGAAGGTCAAGGCGATCCCGTTCATCTTGACGAAGGGGACGGCGGAGGAGTTGATCTCCAAGGGCCTGGACGAGAACGAGTGCCGTATCCCCATGAGCCCGATTCAGGAGGCGATGGTGCTCGAACGCGCCCGGCGCGTAGCGAAGGCGAAGAGCAACGTCGCGCTGGGGAACATCCTCCACCGCAACCCGCGGTGGGTCGCCGACCACCTGAGCCTGCTCGAACTCCCGGCGGAGATCCGCGATGCCCTGGACGACAACACCGGCGAGGTCACCATCGGCAAGACCCATGAGTTGATGCGGGTGCATCCGACGGACCGGGCGCAGGTGGTGCCGGTAATGAAGCGCCTGAGCCTCAACCCGTTCAGGACCTACATCGAGAAAAAGGTGGTGGCGGGCGAGATCCGGTTCGCCGGGGGGAAGGCCGCCCCGCGCACCGAGAAGGGGAAGAAGGGCAAGTCGGTCGGCGTGAGCAAAGCCGAGAAGGTGATCTACTCCAAGAAGATCAAGGGGGAGGGCGGAGCGGAAGCGGAGATCGACGTGAAGACCCCGAACCAGATCCTGAAGTGCATCGCCGAGTGCGAGAAGGCCCTGAACAGCGAGAACAAGAAGAAGGCCCCGGACGCCATCGAGGTCTCCTACCAGAAGGGGTTGGTGCACGCTTACCTGAACGTGCTGAACCTCCCCGCAGCGGAGTCGCTCGACGAGTCGCTCACCAAGCACGACAAGAAGGGCAAGTAGTCCAGCAGGGCTCCTCCAGAGCCCCTGATCCGAAAGGGTCAGGGGCTTTTCTTTTGGCTGGTCAGACGCAGGCACCGGG